ATTATACAGCCTTATTAAAATCTACTTATTTCAAATTTTATTAATTTTACTTGGAATCCTTATGTTCTCCTGTGAAAAAGATAATGAATTGGAAGTTATACAAGATGAACCCACTGTCAAACTTTTATTTGTTGCAAATGAAGGCTCGTATTAGAGACTTAGAAAACAAACTGGCAAGTAACAAGCCCTAATCGTAATTCAAAGTGATTAGTAAAGTTTTAACCCCACAATTAGTGGGGTTTTTTTATTGACACCCAATATTGTTTGCCCATTAGGTGTTAAAATCAAAAACATACTTTTTATTTCATATATACAATAGTTATTTGTGGACAAGTCCGTTGTTTTGGAATATGAAAAAGTTATTATTCTTAATTAAAACAAAGGAGAAACAATATGGATTTTTTAAAAAAAATCGGCTCTTGGGCTGATGAACTAACAAAAATCGGTATTAGTATCGTTGCCTTGGGAGTTGTACTAGAAGTATTATTCAAGGGTGCAAACATTCCATTTTGGCCAGAAGTATCAGTAGTTGATAACATTATGGGCATTTTAGGAAGTTTGAGTGCTGAAGGTCTATTAGGACTGGTTGGTGCTTTCGTACTTTACCATATTATTAAGAAGTAAGATTTACTTAATAATTTTCAAAACGCGTTAAGAACTAAAACCTCTCTTCGGAGAGGTTTTTTTATTTACTATATTTATATACAAGAAAATATGGTATAATCATGAGTACACAATTTGAATTATTTCCTGGCAAAAACCTAAGTGGGTTGTTTGAGGATATCTATGATAACCAACAAAACAAGAAACAAAGGATATCAGAACTAATTGCTGAAATGAAAAAAGTAATTAGACATTCTGGTGATATGGCTGTAATTGGTCCAATCATAAAAGATTTAGTTGATACTTCGGTTAGAAACGATGAATCACTAATTAAGATGGCAGCAATTGCACAAAGAATGATTGCATCAAAAGATAAATCAGAAGGAGATACTGGTTTCCTTACTGATAAAGAAAAAGAACAATTACTACAACAATTAGAAGATACAGTTTACGAAGTAGAATCTGAAAAAACAAAAGTTGATGATTTAACAAACGAAGTTGAAGAATTAAAACAGAAAGTAAATAAATAAACATGCCATTTAGAACCTCAATATCAAATAGTAGTTTTTATTCTAATAAGAAAAAGATTTCTAACACCTCACTTGATGGAAGCACCGGTATTGTATTATATGTTCACCTTGATGATAGTGAAGCAACAGGTATTACATTAATAGATGACCTTGTTGATAAAGTATCTGATAAAGAAATGGTTATTGGTCATTGTAAGATTGCAAGTAGAACTGATTCCACACACGATTTAGAAAACATACCAGAATATCCACCAGCAAATCCTGATGAAGGAATCCCACTAATAGGAGAAGTTGTACAATTAGTAAAGATTGGTAGTACTTTATTTTATAAACGAATTCCAAGTATTGATATTAATACAGGAAATTCAGAAGAAAATGCATTATTAGAAGGAACACCTAAAGAAGAAAAGCCAGGAAATCAAGCATCATCTTATAGTGAATCATCACAGACAGGTATCGCAAACAATACCACCAATACTGATAACTCTGTTAGAGAAACAAAACTTGGTGAATATTTTGAACCAACACAAATAAACCCTTTACGATTATATGAAGGTGATAAGCTTATTCAATCAAGATTTGGACAATCAATAAGATTTAGTGGATACAATAACGAAGATAATCTTTTTGCACCTACAATAATAATTCGTAACAGACAAAGTGATAAATCTATTGAAGATTTAAAAGAGTTTGAACCAACAGAAGAAGATATTGTAAATGATGGTTCATCAATTGTATTAGCAAGTGGTGAATATGAAATCCCATTTGCACCAGGTAATGAAGAAGTTACTTTAGAAACAGATGATAATGTAGTTTACTACGAATCACCAGAATTAAAAGGAACAGACCAAATCCTAATGAATAGTGGTAGAATAGTTTTATCTGCTAAAGATTCAGAAATGATATTTTTCTCAAAAGGAAATTACTCATTTATTTCAGATGGTAAACTTACAATCGATAATGGATTGGATGGTGCTCAGATGGATTTTAATGGTGAGGTTAGAATGACTACCAATGATAATCCGATATATCTTTTAGGTCAAGGAGAAGAAGGTAAAATATACCTTAATATAGAAAATGAAAATGAACCAGTAGTACGAGGTCAAACATTAGTTAAACTTTTAGGAGAACTAATAGATGCAATCAATCAACAAATATATAAAACCCCATCAGGACCAACTGCTGTAGGGCCAACCAATAGTGGAACTTTTAAAAATATTAAAAGTGAATTGGAAACAATATTATCCACAACAAACTTTACTGAATAATCATGTCTCTTTCTTTGTTTAAAAATAACTTGTTAAGATATATGCAGAATCCTAACGGCATAAATAAGTTTGAGGATTTTGCTGATAAAGTTGTTTTTGAATATGATTTATTAATAAAATCAGGATTTCAAACTATAAATGGTAATAAAATAATAAGTGGTAATACTGATTTGATGCGTACATCAGTTGAAAATGCGTGTAGAAAGGCCTTACAAAAAGATAAAGGGTTACATGACTTTGTTAATGATTTAGGAGATGCAACAAGACAGTATTGGATTGGTGCAGAGTTTATTGTAGGAGTACCACCCGTAATACCAGCTATTGCCACGATAGGAAATATTCTTTTAGATTCTGCAATCATTTCAAATATAGGAGTATGGACACCACAACCACCTACACCACCAAATGAAGATTCAAACATTTTACTTGATAGTTTTATTTTAGGAATACAACAACACTTGACAACTATCCAAGGATTTTATTTTACTGTATCATTATATCCCTCAGTACCTTCTCCTATACCAAATCAAGGAGTATTACTATTTCAAGGATATACAGTTGTCGGTGGTGGAGCTCCATCTACAACGGCATCAGAAACTACACAAGAAAGTTTTCTTACAAAAGTTTTAAAGAAACTTGGAAATCTTTTAAAGAATGATGAGATGGATGAGGAACACAAACAAGAAGCAGAAAAAGAAAAGTTGGAAGCTGATGCGGTTGCCAATGATACTTCTTTACCATCACAAGGAAGAACATCTGCACAAGAATATTCTAAACTTAAACAAACTCAACTTAACGAAGGAAAAGTAAATAGTGTTCCTGTTGATATAACTGATGAAGAAGCAGAGGAACTAGAAAAAGAAACACCAGAAGAATATAAATGTGAATCAGGAGAAAAAGTAGTTCAGATAGCTAAAAGAGATATTGGTATTCTTGAAACAGGTTCTCCTCCTGGTAAAAACTATGGTGGATTTCCTGGTGGAGTTCAAAAAGATGAACCTGGTAGAATAGATGAAATGTTTGATAATTGTGGATTAGATAATCAAGCTAAGGTTAGAAAAACTGGTAGTGGTTATTATTGGTGTGCTGCCGCAGTAACAACTTGGTGGAAAGAAGCAGGATTACCTTTACCACCAAATGGAAGAGCAGGATGTGATTTTTGGATGCAGTGGGGAAAACAAAATGGATATTGGTCTGATACACCAAAGATAGGAGCAGCAGTGTTATATGGTTCTCATGCAGATGCTCATCACATAGGAATTGTATCAGCTGTGGTGGTATAATGACAATAGAGGGAAATACAAGTGGTGGTGGTTTTAATAGGAATGGATGTGGTGCTTTTAGAAAAGTACCAAAAAAATATTTAGGTTTTGTAATTCCACCTGATTGTGTTGAACCATAAAATCAATAATAATATATTTATATTAGACAAGGAAAATAAAAGATTATGGAAACGAAACAATTAGTCAAAATAATAAAAACAATAGTAGAAGCTGAAGTGGCTAAAAACCACGAGAAGTTTTTAACTAAAACTTTTCCTAAAATATTAGAGGAAGAAGTTAACAAAAGATTAAAAGAGGTGAAGGGGGGTATTGTGCCGTCCTCTACGCAATTAGTAGAAGATGATGTGGTAGACCCATTCGAACAAGCAGAAATTGCTTTACAAGAAGAAAGAACACAACCTAAAAGACAATTCACTAAAAATGAAAAGTTAAACGAGGTACTAAATAATACAAAACCATTTTCAGCAGAACAAAGAAAAGGTACACCAACTACTAAATCAGTATTGGATAATTTTCAACAACCTGTAAATGAAAGTATGGATAAAACTGTAACATTTAACTCTCAAGGTGCACAAGGTGGTACTGATATGATGAGAGCTCAGATGGCACAAAAAATGGGTTATGGTGATATAAAACAACAACCAAGTAAAACAGGTCTTGGTGTTCAAACAGGATTACCTGGTTTAGATAGAATTCTAAATAGAGATAATTCTGAACTTGTAAAAAAGTTTAAAAGATAGGAGATTATAAATGGCATATGTAATCGGTAGAAAAATTGTAAAGGATACAAAAGATTTTGATTCCTATGCCTATGGTATTACCCTACCTTTAAGAAAAGGAGAAACAGGATTTTTTGAACAAGCTTTTGTTTCATTTGAACAAGCAAAATCAAATTTGAAAAATCTACTTCTTACAAAAAAGGGAGAACGAGTTATGCAACCAAACTTTGGTACTGGTTTACATTCTTTATTATTTGAACAAATAGATGATAATTTAGAATCAAAGATTCAAGAAACAATCACAAAAAATGTAAATTATTGGTTACCATATGTTAATATAAAAAATATAGATGTTGAAATGACAAATGAATTGAAAGACCAAAATAGAGTAAACTTAAGTTTAGAGTTTACAGTTGGTAATCAAATTGATTTACACGAATTAACATTTACAGTACAAGGAACAAATTAAGATGGCATTAAATTCAGCAACATTTAAAAGTAATAAGGGAAGAGATATAAAATATCTTAACAAAGATTTTGCACAGTTTAGACAAAATCTAATTGAGTATGCTAAAACTTATTTCCCAAAAACACATTCTGATTTCAATGAATCCTCACCAGGTATGATGTTCATAGAAATGGCATCTTATGTTGGAGATATTCTTTCTTATTATACTGATGATTCATTAAAAGAATCTTTAATGTTATATGCTGAAGATAAGGCAAATGTTATTGCTCTTGCAAAGTACTTAGGATACCAACCAAAGGTAACTTCACCAGCAGTAGCAGAGGTATCTGTATATCAACTCGTTCCATCGATTTATAACTCAAATAGTAAATCAGGTACAAACTATGAACCTGATTCAAGATTTTATCTTAGAGTAAAAGAAGGTATGATTATCCAATCTTCAAAATCAAATACAAGATTTAGAACAAGTGAACTTTTAGATTTTAATGATGAAAACGATAGAGAAATTACAGTATGGGCATATGACCCTAATGATTCTACAAAACCAATTCAATACTTGGTTAAAAAAACAATAAATGCAATATCGGCAGAGTTAAAGGAGTTTACTCAAACTTTCAATGGAAATACTTCTTTCTCTAAAATTAATATTGCAGATACTGATGTTGTTGACATTGTTGATGTAAGAGATTCAAATGGTAATAAGTGGTATAATGTTCCTTATCTTGCACAAGAATTAGTTTACATTGATTATCCAAATACCGAACAATATGATAAAGACCTATCACAACACCAAACTGATGGAGTATCAAGAATATTAAAAACATTAAAAACATCAAGAAGATTCACAACACAAGTTAATGATGATAATACTACCTCACTTGTTTTTGGTGGTGGTACTGCGAGTGATGATGAAACACTAATACCAAACTTTAAAAATGTTGGATTGGGATTAAATAATTCTATTGATAAATTAGGAGCATCATTTGACCCATCAAACTTTTTGAAAACAAAATCTTATGGACAGGCACCGAGTGGAACATTTACAATACAATATTTAATTGGTGGTGGTGTAGAATCAAATGTTGCTAAAGGTGAACTTACATCTATACAAAGAATAGAATATGATGAAGATACTACAATATTTACTCCAAGTGAATTAAGATTGTATAATCAAGGTAAAGCATCTATTGCGTGTGATAACGAAACACCAGCAACAGGTGGTAGAGGTGAAGAAACTATCGATGAAATAAGAGAAAACGCTCTTGCAAACTTTGGTTCACAAAATAGAGCAGTAACAAGAAAAGATTATCAAGTAAGAGCACTTTCTATGCCATCTAAATTTGGTGGAGTTGCAAAGGCATATTGTGCACCAGATGGTGAGTTAGATAATAATTCTCCTTCTTCTATCCTTAACAATCCTAATTCATTAGAAGAGTTTGCAGGATTAGTACAAACTTTAGGAGAAAAGAAACTTACAGAGCAACAAATCAAAGATGAATTAAGAAACTTTTTAGCAAGTAAAAAAGGAAATCAAAATGAAAAAAACAATCCTTTTGCAATTAATTTGTATTTACTTGGATACGATACTAATAAAAAATTACAAACTCTAAACAGAGCAGTAAAAGAAAACTTAAAAACTTATTTAGGTGAGTACAGAATGTTAACAGATGGAGTTAACTTTATTGATGGTTATGTTATTAATATTGGATTAGATTTTGAAATTAGAGTTTATGGTGGATATACTAAAAGAGAAGTTCTTACTAAATGTATAAACGAATTAAAAGAATATTTTAATATTGATAATTGGACTTTTAATATGCCAATTAATATTTCTGAAATTGAATTATTGATTGCAGGAGTAGAAGGAGTACAATCAGTACCTAAGTGTGAAATTACTAACAAGTGTTTAGGAAACTATTCATCACATTCTTATAATATATTAGATGCAACTAAAGGTAAAATGGTTTACCCATCTTTAGACCCATCTATATTTGAAGTGAAGTTTCCAAACAAAGATATAAAAGGGAGGGTTGTATAATGTATTATTTCGTAACATCATCTAAAGATACTACAATCTATTTACAACAACCCACACAAAATACTGGGTTTGATGAAATATTAGAAGTTTCCAAAACTTATTATGGAAACTTAAAAGATAACGCAAGAACATTAATCAAGTTTGATACAAATGCTATTTCAGAATCAATAGCAAGTGGTGAAATTACAATGAGTTCAGCTGAACTTATTTTAAAAGAATGTGAATCAAGTGAAATACCAACTGATTATACAATTTATGCTTATCCTGTTTCTCAATCTTGGGATATGGGTATAGGAACAAGGTTTGATAACATAAGTACTGATGGATGTTCTTGGGAAAAGAGAACAACCTCATTAACTTGGTTAGGAACTGATTTTGCAAGTGGAACAACTGGTTCATTTAATGGTAAGGGTGGAACTTGGTACACTGGTTCTGCAGCATCACAATCCTTTTCTTATCAAACAACTGATATAGAGATGGATGTTCTAACTCCACTTAATTCTTGGATAAGTAGTTCAATACCAAATGAGGGTTGGATTATAAAACACGATTCATCTTTAGAAAATGATACCGAAGATTACGGACAATTAAAGTTTTTTTCAAAAGAAACAAATACTATATACCAACCGAAGTTAAGAATTGGTTGGGATGATTCTTCTTTCTCTACTGGTTCTCTTAGTGCATTAACTGCCGATGATATTCATATCACATTTAAGAGATTAAAAGTAAGATATAAACGAGGAAGTAAACCTACAATCAGAGTTTTTGGGAGAGAAAAATATCCTCTTAAAAATTACACCAATCAATATGCTTATACAGATGTATATTATTTACCATCAACTACTTACTACCAAATTAAAGATGTAGTAACAGATGAAGTGGTGGTTCCATTTAGTGATGACTATACAAAAGTTAGTTGTGATTCAAATGGTAATTATTTTAAATTAAATTTAAGTAACTTTGAATATAACAGAGATTACTATATAGAAATAAAAGTAAATAGAAATGGTGTGATTGAATACTTTACTGATAAAGAGTTAACTTTCACCGTAGAGAAGTAAAATGGCGTTAAACGATAAATTTAGAATAGACGAGTTAGTCAAAAAAGGCGATAAGGGGATTCGTAGAAATGAATCTGGTAAAATCGTTGTGCGTAAAAAAGATGGTAAAGAAATAAAACCATCACCAAAACTTGCAAAACCATTTGGTGAAGAACGAATAAAAGGAAAGTTAGTTAAAGATAAACTAAAAGAAGATTTAGTATATAGAGATGATGAAATAAATCCAAATCAAGAAACTTTTTCTGGTGAAGCTAATATAAACTTAGTTAAACCAAAATATAATGAAGAGGAGTTAGTAAAGGCGGTTGATGTTGAAGTTGATGAGTTAGTAAAGAAAAGAAAACCTCAAAAACCAAGGTATATTCTATACGAAAAATATCAACAGAAGTTAAATGAAATAAAAGATTTAAATCAACAACTTCAAGATGTTACTAATGAAAGAGATAATTTATTATCAAATGTAGAAACATTAGAAGGAAGTGTTGAAGTTTTAAGTGCTCAAATTCTAACACTACAAGAACAAATAAATTTTCAAGAACAAGAATTTAGAAAGTTAACTGAAAAGTTTGGAGAGTTATCTTTAGATTTCCAAAATGCAGTGGTTAAGGGAACTAAGGAAGGTATTGAAAGGGTTTCATTAACTGCACAATCAAGAGGACTAGAGGCACAAAAAGAAACTTTACAATCCCAATTAGATTCAGAAAAAGAAATTGTTAAATCTTTACAAGCTGCAAACGAAACATTACAACAAACAATTGAAACAAATGCTCAAATATTTGAACAACAAATAGCACAAGCAAATCAACAAGTAAAAGCGGCTCAATCAACAGCAGCAAATGCAGCTAACTCTAAGAAGAAAAAAATTATTTGTAATGAACTTTATCATCAAGGATTTATCCCACAACTTATTTGGGATGCGGATGAAAGATATGGTGATATGATGTTTGATAAAGACCCAAGATTGGTAATCGGCTATCAGATGTGGGCAAGAAAAGTTGTAGAGTTTATGAGAAGAAAACCACAATATTCGCCTATTGTAAACTTCTTTGTTAAACCTTGGACTGAATGGATGGCACATCAAATGGGTGTATTACCAAAAAGTAATTTAAGAGGTTACTTAACTCACTTAGTAGGTAAACAATTATGTTATGTAGTTTATGATTTCAATGGTGGAGATAAACTTTATCAGAGATATTTAAATAGTAATTAATTATGGCAATTAAAGAGTTTAAAGAAATAGTAGACCGAAAGGGTTATTTAGTTGAATCTGAGGATAGAAAGATATTCGAACAAGAGTTAACTAAATCAAACTATGGATTGGGTTGTAATGATATGATTGAGTTCATACTTTATGATTCTAATGACAATCAATTGCCCCAAGGTGAAGATGGAAAGTTAGTAAGATATATTTCAACAGACGATGAAGATTATAAAAAATATTTCTTAAATTTACCAAAAAATCCTTATACAAACAAAATGAATGATTCTGAAGATTATGTTGTTGATTTACAACAACTAATATTAGATTCAGGATATAATAATGGTATCTTTAAAACTCAAGTAACATTTCTAAACAGAAGAGTTGGTTCAGAAATAGGATTAGATAAAACATGGATACATGAAATATCACCATCTCGAACAGAAGTAAGAATTCTTGCTCTAAAAAATAAAGCAGCAGATAAAGATTTAGAAAAAAGATATTCAGTTTTTACAGACAAAAAACAATTTAGAGATGATATAATTTATAATATAAGAGAATATGTTGATAGTATTAATTTAAATAAAATAAAAGATTTTATTACCCTTAGAAAAGGAACTGAATCTGATGGTAAACAATATATTAACTTAATTAAGAAAGAATTCAAAATCAATGATTTTGATATATTTTTACTAAAGATTAGAGATAAGTGGATTGAATCTATCAAATATTATGTAGAAGGATATGGTTGGGATATTAATAATTTAAACTACGGCAAACCTCTTGGTAACGAACAAGAGTGTATTGAGCTTTCATTAAAAGAATTACAATCTGATTTAGAAACTTCTTTAATAAACATTATAGATAAATTTTTATTTAAAAGAGATATTATAAAAGATAGTATTTTAACAAAAGAAGAACAAATAACTTTAGATAAAGTAAAAGATATTTTAAAAACAACTTCATCTATTTCAGTATATGAAAGTTCTATACCAGACAGTATTAGTGGAGCAGTAAGAGGATGTACAGACCCTAATTCTAAAAACTATAATCCAGAAGCAACAGAAGATGATGGTAGTTGTTTATATGAAGAAGAAGATTTAGTTGTTAAAGGGTGTACAGACCCAACTTCACTAAATTATAATCCACTTGCAACAGTAGATGATGGAAGTTGTGAATATGCCGAAGAAGTAAATATTGTTAAAAAGAAATATTATGTATGGTCTGATAGAGGAGAAATAAACTATGTAGATAAAAATGGAGCTCTTCAGAACCTAAGTGGTGTAGAGTTCGATTCGTTTACAGTAGTACATCAAGTTAATAAAGTAACTTTTATTGGAGATGTTAGAGAAGTGCCAAAAATAACAAGAAAGAAAACTACATATTTTTATAGAATTATAAATCAATCATCAATAAAAAATTATAGAACTCCAAACTATGATAGAGGTTATAATGATTTTGATTTCAATGAAAATGATATCTTTAGAGAAAGAACATATGGAAACACATTTACTTCAACATATAATTTTGAAGATAGTGGAGCAGGTATTTTAGGATTTAAAGGACAACCTATAGCCGTATCATATAAAGATGAATTAGGAAACACAGTTACATCACTTGAAATAGAAATTGGAGGTTCTATTACAGTATGTGCACAAGAAGGAAGTATATCAGAAATGCCTGGTATTAAAGTTATAAAGGGTAATCTTTGTGGAGAAGGCATGGTAACTCAAACTCCAACAACTCCAAGTACAGGAGCAGGCTCTGGTGGAGGAGGTGGTTCATTTAGAGATGAAGTATTATTTGATGAAGGTGGGGGAGACCCAATAAACCCATATACTAATCCTGGTGATTTCGTAGGTAGACCAGTAAATATAAGGAATATTAAGTAATGGCACAGAGAGAGAAAATATTTTTTGACCAACAATCACCCCTCGGAGAAAATGATGGTGCAGAAAACTTTGGTTTCAGAGATGATGTTCTTTTAGACTCACCTGCAGGTGGAGGTGGGGGTTCAAGACCTGTAAATATTATTAGAGGATGTACAGACCCAACTTCACTAAATTATAATCCACTTGCAACAGTAGATGATGGAAGTTGTTCTTATTCTGTACCAACTCAACCTATAAAAGATAAGAGTATAGAATTAAGTTTAAACGCTAATCAACCATTTAGAGATATACTTTTAGATGGAAAAAGAGTAGATAAACAACAAAAAAATACATTAGTACTTTCTGCTAAAGAAGTTCTAACTCCAAAAACTATTACTATTTCCAATGTTAATGGTAGAGCCAAAGAAGAATATACTATCTTTGCATTAAAACAAACACTAACAAAAGAAATAAAACCTATTGTAGATTTATTACCAGAACAGGATGTAATCTTAGATGAAGCTAGATTTGCTGATATTGGAGTTAATATTAGTGGTGAAGCAATAAAAACATATGGTACATATAATCTACCTGAAATTAGAAACATTGGAAGTTCTCCACTACGATTAAGTGGATTTGGAAATACGGCTGTACCAGATGTATATCTTGGATACACAAGACCTGTAAAGCCAAAAACAATAAAAAGACCTGAATTAATTCTTGGAAATATTAGTTACGAATATTATACTTTTGTAATTCAAAAAAGAGGATTTAACTCAAGAAAGGTTGCTATAGCAAGACCATATGATTCTGAATTAGATACGAAAGGATTGGTTGTTCCTATTCTTGGTAATGATAATAAATCACCAAAAGCAAGTGCAGCTTTATCATTTACTTTGG